GGCTGTATGGATGGGACACGAAAAATGAAATACGATAAAAACCTTTTGATGGAAAAGTTGGTGGCCCATGAGGGTATGCGTCTTGATGTGTATCAAGATACGCTGGGCATTAACACAATTGGTATCGGTAGGAATCTGGATGACCGGGGTATTACAAAGGATGAACTGGATTGGATGGATTATCCAAGTATTGAATATGTTTATTCTGACGGCATTACCGAAGCTGATGCTGTGTACCTCGCACAGAATGACGTACAGATAGTCGAGGAAGAACTCCTTCGTGCGCATCCTTGCGTAGAGGACTTAGACGCTGTACGTCAGCTTGTACTTGTAGACATGGCATTTAATCTAGGTGTGCCGCGTTTGTGCAAGTTTAAGAAGATGTGGGCGGCTATAGAGGCGAAAGACTTTCCCACCGCCGCAAAAGAAATGCTTGACAGCAGGTGGGCAAATCAGGTAAAATCACGTAGTACAAAACTTGCTCATGCCATGCATCACGGAGAATTTAATGGCTAGACAATTGACGGGCAAGCAACAAGCATTCTTGAATGTGCTGTTTGATGAGGCGGGTGGCAACATGGCCGTCGCTAAAAAACTTGCAGGTTATTCTGAAACAAGTTCGACAGCAGAAATTGTCAAGGGTTTGAAAGAAGAAATCCTTGAGGCCACACAAATGTACATGGCACAGAATGCACCAAAGGCTGCGGTGGCCATGACAGGTGCTTTGTATGACCCGACAGAACTTGGCATCCGTGATAAGATGTCTGCTGCCAAAGAACTGCTTGACCGTGTAGGTTTGGTGAAAACAGAGAAGATGCAGGTAGAGGCAAGTGGCGGTGTTATGCTTATGCCACCTAAAGCACCCGTAGAGGACGATGACTAGAAGCATAGGTCAGTGGAAACTGCCACAACCGACAGATATCAAAGAAGAGAACGAGTGGATACAAATTCCACGAATTGCGCGTACCGTACCCTTTGGGTACAAACTGAATGAAGAAGACCCCGACATTCTTGACCCTATACAAACAGAACTAGACTTGTTAGAGAAAGCCCGTAAGCACGTAAATCAGTATTCATATCGTGAAGTTGCAAACTGGCTGACTACAAATACAGGTAGATACATTTCACATGTAGGATTAAGGAAACGTCTACAACATGAGCGACAGCGTAAGAACACAGCTAAAAGCCTCCGCAAATGGGCAGAGTATGCGGAAACGGCAATCGCCAAAGCGAAGGAAATCGAAGAAGCAAGAACAGGCGCAAAAGCAAGCACCGCAAGTTGAGAATGTTTCATATGAAACATCTAACATAGAGGAACACGCTAATGTATTGTTCAAGCCCAATCCGGGTCCGCAGACAGAGTTTCTAGCTGCTAGTGAGCGAGAAGTTCTTTATGGTGGCTCTGCTGGTGGTGGTAAGTCTTACGCTATGTTGGCAGACCCTCTACGCTATATGGGTCATCCACAGTTTAGTGGATTACTTCTTCGCCACACAACTGAAGAACTAAGAGAACTTATATTTAAGTCTCAAGAGTTGTACCCAAAAATCTGGCCGGGGATAAAATGGTCAGAAAGAAAGATGCAGTGGACCGCGCCATCTGGCGCAAGGTTGTGGATGTCCTACCTAGATAGAGATGAGGATGTCTTGCGATATCAGGGTCTAGCATTTAGCTGGATAGGCTTTGACGAACTAACACAATGGTCCACACCATATGCATGGAACTACATGCGAAGTCGTCTCCGGTCCACTGCACCTGACCTACCCATCTTTATGAGGGCCACAACAAACCCGGGTGGCCGGGGGCATGGGTGGGTTAAGAAAATGTTTATTGACCCTGCACCGTATAATAGAGCGTTTGATGCGACAGACATTGAAACAGGAGAAGTTCTTCGATATCCCTATGGCCATAGCAAGGCAGGAAAATCTTTATTTAAGAGACGCTTTATCCCGGCAAGACTTTCTGATAACCCATACCTTGCGTCAGCGGGAGACTACGAAGCCATGCTCCTCTCGCTTCCTGAACAGCAAAGGCGGCAGCTTCTTGAAGGCGATTGGGACATCAAAGAGGGCGCGGCGTTTACTGAGTTTAATCGGGATGTGCATGTTGTGGAGCCTTTCCATATCCCTGCTAACTGGGTCAAGTTTCGTGCATGTGACTATGGTTACGGCAGTTATTCTGGTGTTCTTTGGTTTGCTGTTGCGCCTGATGAACAACTGGTCGTCTATAGAGAACTCTACGTCAGTAAAATACTGGCGACAGACTTGGCCGATATGATATTGGACTTGGAAGCTGAAGATGGAAATATTAAGTATGGTGTTTTGGACAGTAGTCTTTGGCACAAGCGTGGCGATACTGGTCCTTCTCTTGCGGAGCAAATGATTAGCAAAGGATGCCGCTGGCGTCCATCTGACCGCAGCAGAGGCAGTCGTGTGGCTGGCAAAAATGAAATACACAGGCGTCTACAAGTAGACGAGTTTACAGAGGAACCAAGACTTGTATTCTTTAATAGCTGTACAAATGTCGTCAGTCAGTTACCGTCCATCCCTCTGGACAAGAAAAATCCAGAAGACGTTGACACGAAGTCTGAAGACCACCTTTACGACGCGCTACGGTATGGGATTATGTCCAGACCCCGGTTCTCTATTTTCGACTACGACCCGATGGGCAGACCGGCCAGCGGGATGCAAGTAGCAGATTCAACATTTGGATATTAAGGAAAAACTATGGCTGACGATGAAATTCTCATGGAAGATGACGCAATTGCATTAGAGGATGCGGCAGATACCGTAGCTGAAGATGTAGATGTTTCCAATATAATTCCATTTATTATGGAAAAATATGGCCGCGCTGAAGATTACCGATATCAAGATGAAGAAAGATGGCTTCGCTCCTATCGTAACTACCGTGGTTTGTATGGACCGGATGTGCAGTTTACTGAAGCAGAAAAGTCTCGCGTTTTTATTAAAGTCACAAAAACTAAAACACTTGCAGCATATGGGCAAATTGTCGATGTGCTTTTTGCTAATAACAAGTTCCCTCTATCCGTTGACCCTACAGAACTCCCTGAAGGCGTAGTTGAAAGTGTACACTTTGACCCACAGGAGCCGGAAGAACTTCGCGGTGAAACAGCTTTATCTAGCCCTTACGGTTTTGCAGGTGACGGTGCAGATTTACCGGCAGGTGCCACATCAAAAACTTTAGTAGAACAACTAGGGCCGCTAGAAGATAAACTACAGCCGGTAGAAGATAAGTTGAAAGAAGGTCCGGGTAAAACACCTACCGCCATTGAATTTAGTCCCGCTAAGATTGCGGCTAAAAAAATGGAAAAGAAAATACACGACCAGCTTGAAGAATCTAGTGCGAGTAAAAGTTTACGCAGCAGTGCCTTTGAGATGGCGTTGTTTGGCACAGGTATTATGAAAGGGCCGTTTGCCACCGATAAAGAATACCCTAACTGGAATGACGATGGCGAATATGACCCAATGTTCAAAACAGTTCCGCAAGTAAACCATGTGTCTGTTTGGAATTTTTATCCAGACCCCGACGCAAATAATATGGATGAAGCACAGTTTGTTATTGAACGCCACAAAATGTCCCGCACACAGTTGCGTAATCTAAAAAAGCGTCCGTATTTTCGTAGTCAGGTTATTGATGAAGTAATTAGTTTTGGCGAAAACTACAATAAAAAATATTGGGAAGATGACCTTTCAGACTATTCACCAGAACATGGCATTGACCGTTTTGAAGTTCTAGAATATTGGGGTACAGTAGACACTGAAATGCTAGAAGAGCAGGGTGTTGAAATACCAACAGAACTAAATGACTTTGATGAACTGCAAGCAAACGTGTGGATATGTAATAACAAACTTATCCGTATGGTTCTTAATCCGTTTAAGCCAGCCAAGATTCCGTATGTAGCTGCGCCATATGAACTAAACCCGTACAGCTTCTTTGGCGTGGGCATTGCAGAGAACATGGATGACACGCAGACGTTGATGAACGGCTTCATGCGCATGGCGGTAGATAACGCTGTGCTGTCAGGCAATCTGATTGTAGAAGTGGACGAGACTAATCTGGTGCCGGGGCAAGACCTCTCACTTTATCCGGGCAAGGTATTCCGTCGTCAGGGTGGCGCACCGGGCCAAGCTATCTTTGGCACAAAGTTTCCAAATGTGTCGTCAGAAAACATGATGTTGTTTGACAAGGCTCGTGTGTTAGCAGACGAAAGCACAGGTTTCCCGTCCTTTGCGCACGGACAGACAGGCGTACAGGGTGTAGGTCGCACTGCCTCTGGCATTTCTATGCTAATGGGTGCGGCTGCTGGAAGCATTAAAACTGTTATTAAAAATGTAGATGACTATCTGCTTCGCCCTCTTGGTGAAGGCTTCTTTCGCTTTAATATGCAGTTTGACTTTGACCCTTCAATTAAAGGCGACCTTGAAGTAAAGGCACGTGGCACTGAAAGTCTAATGGCTAATGAGGTTCGTAGCCAAAGACTAATGCAGTTTATGCAAGTGGCAAGTAATCCTACTCTAGCACCATTTGCAAAGTTTCAATATATTATCCGTGAGATTGCAAAATCTATGGACCTTGACCCCGACAAAGTAACCAACAATATGAATGAAGCTGCGCTGCAAGCAGAACTAATGAAACAGTTCCAAGCACCTGCGCAAGAAGGTCAGGAAGCACCAGCGGGTGCTAATCCTATGGACCCAACAGGTGCAGGCGGTGCAAACATAGGTGTAGGCATGGTGCCGCAACCGGGTGAACAAGGATTTAGTGGAAATGAACAA